TTAATTTTGTTAGGTGGGAAAATGGCTCGTTGCGTTCTATTGGCGGCTGGGTGGTAAAAGAAAACAGAGATGTTACTGACGGTACTTTAGATTCCATTGTGCAGCTAAAGGTTACTGCGGCAACCGCACAGGCTTACAGTGGTGGTACTATCGAGATAGAGCTTGATAGCGCTGCATTAGTGGAAGTTGGCTTTGCTGTATCTGGCGCAGGCATCAGATCAAACACAACAGTCATTGGTATAACAGGCAACGTAATAGAGCTGTCAAACAGTCTAAACACTGGGGGAATTGATGCTGGCGCTACATTGACGTTCACAAACTTAAAGCCCAGAAGTGTTGCCGCTTGGCGCACTAACACAGGCACTGCTTGGGTGGTTGTTGGTACACACAACAACTTATACAGCATTAATGAAGCTGGGGCTATTACTGCACTACTGCCAAACTTAATTACAGGAACATCTGACGGGGCAGTAGAAAACTTAGGTTACGGTCAATACTTCTACGGCAAAGGGTTGTATGGAAGAGAAAGACCAAGCACAGGTGTTGTTGATACTGGTGATAGCTGGACATTAGATACATGGGGACAAGACCTGCTAGCTGTTAACACGCATGAGGGTAGTTTGTATGAGTGGGATAGGACAGGCAACGCTACTGAGATAACAGGTGATAGCGAGCTGCCTACATCGAACAAATCTCTTGTGGTTACAGAAGAAAGGTTTTTGTTAGCTCTTGGTGCTGATGGCAACCCACGCAAGGTAAAGTGGTGCGACAGAGAAGATTATTCAGTATGGGATCCAGCTGCAACTAACGAAGCTGGCGACTTTATTTTAGATACTGTTGGCAAAATTGTTCTAGGCATACAGGTGCGTGGTAAAACGCTAATTGTTACAGACGTAGACGCGCATACTGCCTCATACAGTGGCCCGCCAGTAGTTTTTGGATTTGAAAAGGTCGGGTTTAATTGTGGCGCTGCCTCTCAAGGTTGCGCTGTATCCTTAGACAGTGGCGCTATGTGGATGGGAACAAACGGGTTTTATAACTTTAACGGTCAGGTCGTGCAGGAAATGCCATGCGATGTGTTTGATTACGTGTTTAAAGATATAAACTTAGAGCAAAAGCACAAAATCACAGCAGTGCAAAATAGTTTATTTGATGAAGTTTGGTGGTTTTATCCAAATGGCTCATCGACAGAAAATAACAGATACGTTGTATACGATTACAAAGAAAATCACTGGAACATTGGGCAATTAGACAGGACTGCTGCATTTGATGCTGGCGTGTTTTCTTCTCCATTCTGGTTCAGCGCAGAAGGCATAATGTATCAACATGAGACAGGGTATAATCATGACCATACAGTTGATGGCGTTATAGTTGGAGCATATGCGGAAACAGGGCCAATTGAGGCAGGTAGTGGTGATAACGTAATTAACGTAACAAAAATAATACCAGAGCAGGCAAACCCTACAGGAACATTTCAGTTTGCTTTAGTTACGCGCAACCATCCTAATGACATCGAAACGACACATGGCCCATATATTGGCAGCAATGAAACTAATGTGCGTCTTCAGGCGCGCCAGCTTAGGTTACGGATACTTCCGTATGTTGGTAAAGTAGATTTTAGAAAGGTTGCCGAGCAAGCATCAAAAGCGGCCGTAAAGTTGAGTACAGTTGCAGATGTGGGCATCGCAAAAATAAACGGCCGATACGTATATGATAATAATAATGACGGTAAAGTGAGTGGTGCTGATTCGTACGCTTTTTTACTACACGATGCTTATGAAACAGGTATCGGTGGTAGTTATAATTCATACGCTGACACTGTAGTTAGAGACTATATAACAGCAAATATTCCCGCAACACTGCCCCTGTTTGCACCTGATCCAGAATCAAGTGGCAAAGACTGGGTAGCAGGGACAATCAAGCTAGAAACTAAACTGGGCGGTGGTAGATGAGTTACAGCAACAGACCACCACCAGTTAATGGCAACATTAATACATGGGGTGAGCGATTAAATGACTGGCTTGTCAGAAACCGCAGCAAGTTAGCTTATTATCTTACAGGGCAGCCTGCCACAGAAGATGGCATTTTGTTGTGGGATGCTGCTAACAGCAAAGTATTGGTTTCATCAAATGGATCGTGGGTAGATGTTGGCGCTGGCGGTGGTGGCTCGATAACCAACTACCTAAGAGATGATGCTGACGACACAACATCCTTTAGGCTGACAATGGGCGGTCTAACTGTAGACACTAACACCTTATATGTGGACAGCGTCAATAATGAGGTCGGCATAGGCACAACAAATCCATCTGAAAAGCTGGAAGTTGTAGGCAATGTAGAGGCTACAGAGTTTATTGGCGATTTACGTGGCGCGGTAGTTTTTAAGGCTCAAGCAGGTGAAGCACTTGCAATAGGTGATGTAGTATACATATCTGGCATATCTGGCAATACTACTGTAGTGAATAAAGCAGATGCGGATGATGCTGCTAAGATGCCTGCCTTTGGTTTGGCTGCCAATACTGTAAGCAATAATACAAATGTAGAAATTTACACTTTCGGCACACTTGCTGGATTAGATACTAGCAGCTATACAGAGGGTGATGAGTTATTTGTGAGCACTACTGCTGGAGCACTTGTATCTACAGCACCTACAGGAGAAGGCTCACTTGTACAAAAAATAGGCAAAGTAACACGGTCACACGGCTCAGCTGGGTCAATTAAGATTATGGGCGCAGGGCGTACTAACGCTACTCCTAATCTAGATGATGGAAATATCTTTATAGGTGATAGTAATAACGTAGCTACAACTGCAAGTTTTGCTACTGAGGTGGCTAACGCTACAACAGGCAAAGCAGACTTATCAGGTGCAGACTTTACTGGTGATGTGACAACTACAGGCAATGTAGGTATAGGTACTAGTAGTCCTAAGCAACAACTACACATTAGTGGTGGTAATCAAGATGGCGATGTTACAAAAGTAGCTATTGGTGCAACAGGTGCTAATGCAGAGACACACCTACAGTTAGCTGAACGCTTTACTGGTAATGACATGAACTATGGGTTTTCTTTTGTAGCCGATGGTAATGATACTAATAACCTTTTAATAAAAAACCATAATAACTCTACTACTGGTGCTGTAGCACTGTCTGTAGCTAGAACTTCAGGCAACGTAGGTATTGGTACTGATAGTCCTACTGGAAACTATACAAAAACATTACACATACACGGTTCAAACACTGGTGCATCTTTACATCTTACAGACCCAACATCAGGAGCAACAGCATCAGATGGGCTAGAGGTATTTCAATACGGCACTGATGGTTATGTTTGGGAAAGAGAAGCAGGTAGTTTACGTTTCGGTACAAGTGCCCTTGAGCGTATGCGTATTGATGCATCAGGCAACGTAGGTATAGGTACTGATAATCCTACAGAAGCCTTAGACATTGATGGTAACATTGCAGTAAGTGGTACAGTGGATGGTGTAGATGTTTCAGGATTAGAGACTACAGTAGCAGGTAAAGCTGATTTATCAGGTGCTACGTTCACTGGTACTATTACAGCACCTAACGTAGACATAAGCACTACAGGCAGTGTTACTACTAATATTGCTACTGGTACAGGCGGTCCAAGTAATACTAAGACAGTTAACATAGCTACTGGATATAGTACAGGCGGCACAACAACAGTTAACATAGCGCCTACCAGTTCAACAACCACAAAGCAAATTAACCTTAATGGCAATGTATCTGTTGATGGCACAGTAGACGGAAGAGACGTAGCCGCAGACGGCACTAAGCTAGATGGTATAGCAACAAACGCTACTAAAAACCCCTATCACAGGATTCGTTATGATAAGCTAAGACATACTTCGCTTGAGCTTTACCTAACAACTACCCATCAAAACATAAGCCAAGCAAGTAATATTGTCAGCCCTGCAACACCTGTTAAATGTGCAAGATACATAGATATTCAAACTGAAGTAGAATGGAGATACGTAAGCTCTGCTACAAATGATCTAGCTTTCAGGCTAGAATATTTTGTTCCAACAAGCAATGCAACTGTAACAAATTTAGGAACCGCTACAGCAGGTACATTTACAGGATTCTCACGAGATACCTATGAAGCATGGTTTTATGTATCTGGCGACTACACACACCTTCTAACTGAATTTGGGCGTATGAATAAAACTGGCGTAAGTGGCGCGACCGAGATGCAAGCACGCGCATGGTATTATGATACATATTTTGATAGAACTTATATTTTAACAGACAGCAATCCTGGAATATCAGTATCGAGTGGAGACACAATATACTGGCATCCATATGCTTGGGAATCAGCAGGAACGCTTCTGTACGTTGAAGATCAAATTGATGAAAGATATGTATCTATAGGCAGACAAAACATTACACTCAGATACAAAACTGCGTATGACGATTCAAGAATTAACTACAGAGCCTTCATGCGGGAAATGTCATCAGCTGACAGTGCAATTATATACCGTGTCAAAGCTACACTCACAGAAATTGAAGAGGTGTAAAATGGTAGTAGTTGGGTACAGAACATTAAATTCCGAGGGTAGAGCAGAAATTATTGTGCATCAGGAATATGAAAGTAAGCAAGAAGCTATTGCAAGTGCTGAAGCATTGGCGTTAGCTTCAGTAAATAATGAAGAGGTGCTAGAGGTGCTGCGAGGCACTAGGGTTTCTGACACTGAAGTCAAATACAACGTATTACACGAAATACCTCGATAACTTAAAAAATGGTATAATCAGACCCTATGAGCATAGACGCAGAACTAGATAGATGCCGCAAATGGATTGAAGCTGCTTTAGCATATAGTGGCGGCACGCACGAATATGAAGATATTGTAGAGGGCATACACGCTTTACGGTATCAGTTTTGGCCAGCAGAGAAGGGATGCGCTGTAACAGAGATTATAGAATACCCAAGAAAGAAGGTGTTTCATGTGTTTCTAGCAGGCGGTGAGATGGATCAAATTGTTGACATGGAAAGCTCAGCAGCAATATTTGCTAAACACAACGGCTGTCAGGGCATGTCATTAGCAGGCAGAAAAGGTTGGTCTAAGGTTTTAAAAGAACACGGGTGGAGCGAAGCCTTCACCACATTAGCGAAGGAGCTATAGCATGAGTGGCGGCAAAGGCGGTGGTCAAACAACAGCAGCAAGCATCCCAAAGTGGGCAGAAGAGCCTACAAAAAGAAACTTAGCGCGGTCAGAAGTTGCACAGCAAGTAGGCTATCAGCCCTACATGGGGCCTGACCTAGCTGCGGTTAATCCAACGCAAATGTCTGCTATGCAAAACCAGTTAGATGCTGCAAGTGCCTTTGGGTTATCTGCACCATCTACTCCAATGCAAGGTATGCCAGAGGCGCAAGACTTTGGTGGTGGCATGATGGGCTACAGCGCGTTCCCGCTGTTTGAGCAAGCTCAGCAAGAACTAGCTAGAAAGAATCCAGAACAGCAAGCTATTTACGACAGTTTGTTTGGCGACCCCAACCCATCAGATACGAAAGTGCTAACAGATCAAGAAAAGTTTGACCAAATGTATGCTGAGAATCTGAAATCAAGAATAGGGAGAAGATAATGGCACATTCAGCGGCACAACAAGTGGCGGGAATGGCACAGCCACAAGGTGGGACAGGGGCAACAGCCCCAGCGTCAGGCGGCAAGGGCGGGGCTAATTTAAATAGTACAGGGCAGCCAAACGTGTACAAAACTATTCCTGACGCACCAGCAGCACCTGCACCAGCAGCGCCAGCTCCAACACAAATGAACAACCCTACTGCGCCTAATGTAATGCAGCAGTCAGCGCAAGGATTAACGCTGGCTAATGCGGCAACGGCAGCGGGTACTCAATATCAGCCAATGAATGTGCAGGCACAGACAGTAGGGCAAACTGACCTCTCTCAATACACAAACCCATTCGAATCGCAAGTAGTAGACCAGACAATGGCTGACTTAGAGCGAGCGCGGAAAACACAGCAAAATGTTTCCGACTATCAGATGGGCAGAGCTGGCGCTTTTGGCGGTTCTCGGCACGGCATTGCTGATGCTGAATCTAACAGAAATTTTTATGACCGTGCAGGCGCATTAGCTAGTGGATTAAGGCAACAAGGATTCACGCAAGCACAGAATATGGCAGGGCAAGACGCTAATCGAATGCTGCAAGCAAGTATGGCTAATCAAAGCACAGGTTTAGCGGGTGCAGGGCAGCGACTACAAGCAGCAGGTCAACTGGGTAGATTGTCGCAACAAGGCTTTGACATGGGTCGAACGCTTACTGGCGATGTACGCGAGCAAGGCAATATGCAGCAGTTACTGCAGCAGCAGCTTATTGATGCAGCTAAACAACAGTTTGCAGGTTATACAGGCGCGCCAGCTTCAACTATTGGTTATCTGTCACAAGCACTAGGCGCTTCAACCATTCCGCAGTCGCAGCAAACTACTAAGCAAAACGGACTCATGGATTACCTAACAATGGGTACTATGTTAGCTGGAATGTCAGATAAGCGTCTTAAAACAAACATCAAAGAGCTTGGCAGATTAGATAATGGTCTTGGTGTGTACTCTTGGGATTGGACTAAAGACGCAGACGAGAAAGGTTTAAGCAACAGTATGCGGTTAGGCTTCATAGCGCAAGACGTAGAAGAGGTTATGCCAGAGAACGTAGTAACAACGCCATCTGGTTATCTAGCTGTTAATTACGGCAGCATATTTGAGGAATTAGCATGATTGAAGCATTGGCAGCCAGTCCTGACTTACTGGAAAAATTAATGAAATCTGTAGCATCTCAGTCAGCTGCTGCACCTGCTGCTGGTGCTAACGGATTACCTCAAATGCCACCTAGCATGGTAGGTATGCAGCCGTCAGCAGGCGGTATAAACCCACAGGCTATGCAAGCATCTTTACAAGGTGGCGCTCCTGAAGGATTTATGACAGGTGAGATGCCGGAGCTAGGCGGTGGTATCAACAATATACCGCAAGAGCTAGCTAGTATGGGTTACACCCCACCACCTGAAGCAGCAAGCCCTTCGCTACGAGAAAGATTTGCAAACGCAGGGTTTAAGGCGGAAGCACCCCCAGAGCATCATGCATTAGCGCAAAGCACTGCTCAATATGTGCCTTTACAGCAAGCGCAAATGAACCCATACGGCTCAGCTATGGATAACATGGGGCTTATGGAGCTTTTGGCTAAAGCTAAACAAATGGCGTAAGGAGCTAGCAATGAGTTTGTTAAACATGGGTGGACAGGAAATAGACCTTCTGAACCTGAAGCGTATGCAGCAACAAATGGATCAAATGAACCAGCAGGCTCGTCAATTGGGCGTTAATGGCATTGATACACCACAGCTAGGGCAGCAAGCACCTGTACCTGTACAGTCTCCTGTGCAAGCTCCTGTGCAAGCTCCTGTGCAACAACAAACGCCACCACAGCCTAAGCGTAACCTATTTCAGCGTGTTGGTGATGCGTTAAAAGACCCTGTAAAAAATGCTACTATTGCAGAAGCATTTAACCAAATGCGATTTGCTCCAAGCGCAGGCATAACTGCTAACTACAACAAGATGCAAGAGTTACAGGTTAGCAAGCAAAAGGCTAACCAAACTGTACAGTATTTGCGCGCACAAGGTCGCCCTGATTTAGCTAATATTGTCGAGCAAGACCCAACAATGGCTAGTGAAGTCTTAAAGTCAATGTTAGGCACGCAGCATATGTCTAAAGTTGGGGCAATTCAGACTGACCCTGTAACTGGGCAACAGTATTTCACAGAATACGACCCCAACACTGGTAAAACAAGACGAGTCGATGTTGAAGGCGCTATTGGTGAGACAGCATCGCAAAAAGCAATAAGAGAAGCAGGCTTGCTAGCTGATACAGAAGACAAAAATGCAGCAGTTGAGCGTGGACAAGATATATTTGACAACGCTGAAACTTTGCTAGACTCTATTAAAAAGATGGAATCTGCGCGCGACCTAGCTGCTGGTGGAGATATACAAGTTGGAGTGTTTGAAAGATATTTACCATCAATGTCATCAGATGACGCAGTATTTAAAAATATACGCAAAGACTTAGGTATTAATGTTATCAACAGTGCAACATTTGGTGCGTTAAGTGAAGCTGAATTGAACTTAGCATTAAGCAAAGACATACCAGATACGCTAAAGCCAGACGAGCTAATACCATACTTAGACAGACAAATTGCAGCTAGAAGAAAGCTGTATCGCGAAATTATGAAAAAATCGCGCAAATTACAAAGTGGCATCGGTCTAAGTGATTACATACAAAAGCAAGATGAACAGCTGCAAAAACACTATCAGACATTAGCTGCATATCCTGTTGGCGACCCAAATATGACTTATGCCCTATGGAATGCAATGACTAGCGAAGATAGAACAGCTTACATAGAGGCTGAAGAATAATGGCTTTAACGCGAGAACAGATTAGAGAAAGATATACCCCAAAAGTTAAGCCTGAAGCGCCTGTTGAGTCACAAAAGTTACGCACAGTTGCTCAGGGTGCTACATTTGGCTTTGCCGATGAAATAGAGGCTTTTATACGCTCTGGGTTTTCTGACAGTACGTATGATGAGGTGCGTGATGAGCTGAGAGCAAAGCTAACTGCTTATAAAAAAGCTAATCAGGGCGAGGCATTATCATATGAATTGGCTGGTGCTTTAGTGCCGTCAATAGCTGCAATGGCTACAGGGTTTGGCGCTCCAGCAGGCATGAGCAATCTTGCTAATCTTGGTCGCAGCGCAAAAATACTGGCAGGCGAATCAGTTGCATCTGCTGTAGGATACAGCGACAAAGACTTAACATCAGCGCAAGGTGGTATTCAGGCAGCGGTTGACACAGGCAAAGGCTTTGGCTTTGGTGCAATTGCAGAGCTTGGTATGCGAGGCACTGGCAATGTTTTAAGTAAGGTTATTAACTACGCTAGAAAGAATTTAGGTGATGGTGCTGACAAGGCTGTGCAAGCTGAGCTGTTGAGACTTGCAAACGCTACTGGACTATCTGTAGAGGAAATTATATCTGATGTAGCTAATGGTCGCAT